TACTTTGTTCCAGCTATCATGGAGGCCAAATCCAAGCCAAAAATTTTATGACTTAAAAGGTATTCAGAGCATTCGGAGTTAACAATTCTTTTTGCCAACCCTTCGATGAGTGCAGTTTTTCCGATACCCGGCTCCCCAAGAAGAAGAGGGTTATTCTTGCTTTTACGACATAAGCTTTCAGTGATAAGGTCAAGACTTTCTTGATCACATAAAACGTCATCAAACTTTCCAGTGGCCGCTAACTCGTTATAATTAACAGCGAACGCCTCTAGGATTTGAGATGGCTCTTTCTTGCGTGGCTCGCTGGGGAGCTTGGCTAAGGATTGCTCTTCTGGTGTTATATTATTACTATCTGTTAATTCAGAACGCAATGCTGCAACCAAGGTCCGCTTCCTAACCCCCGAAGAATCAAACAACTCTTGAATCCTAGACGAAGGACTTTTTAGTAAAGAAAGTAGGATGTGTTCGGTTCCGACATAAAAATGACGAGAATCCATAGAGAATTTATGAGCGGCCTCTAGGATGTTTTTTATTTCTGCAGAAAATTTTATATTCTTTGCTGGTTTTTGGCGAGACTTTAAAGATGATTCTACAAAAGCTTTGAATGCGTCAAGGTCATTTCCACTTAAATAAAAAGCCTCACGCAATAAACCCCTTTCTTGGCGTAGTAAACCAAGTAGCAAGTGATCTGGCTGTACTATGGGCCAATTTAAATCACCAGCAATATACTTAGCTTCTTGAATCGCTTGTTGAGCTTGGGGCGTAAAGTTGGGAATATGATCCATCATAATTTATACACTTAAGAGTTTTTTAAATCTGCCAGCTTCATATAAATCTTTTTGTTGATTACGTCAACTTTATTACAAAATAAAATGGAGTCGCCTTTACTTCCATAGCATACGACAATACTGTCTTTAGCTAGCCCGTCAGGATATTTCTCATTAAAGTTGGAGAGGGTATTAATTTTTTGCCATCGACCATTTTCGGTTCGGCAATTTCTGTCCATTAACATAACTGGATATTCGCCCAGCTCGTCTCGCACCATTAGCTTAATGTAGTCGTTGCCATTACGGCTTCGACCTTTAAAATAATCACTAATGACGCCAATAAATCTTCCATGAAAATCTAAATCAAGATTATTGAAGTCTTGAGAGTCACCCATTCTATCACCATTATCTGAAAAGACTTCTTTTAGTCGAATCGTAGGGCTGTAACCTAATAATTTATTTTCAAAATACCAATTAGCAAAGCGTTCGTATTTCTTATTCTTTTCGTAAATCTCTTTGTATGGAAGGTACTTTTTCTTGAAGGTTTCAAATCTGCTGTCCTTCATGATGGGCTTGCCATCATCACCGACTAGGTTCTCTTCACGCACAGCTTGAATCGTCTCCAAGACATCCCAATTGTATTTAGGTCCAAGGGCAATGAAATTTCTCTTCTCTCTATCAGTTAATATATTAAAAGCTTGAGCTTCAAGAACAAGTCGGGCACGGCGATTCTTGCGCTCTTCTAGCGCTCCTGCCTGTATGAGCGCAGAGAGGATTCCTATATTAAGCCCAGCTTCTTTCGCAGATAGAAAGATGTCGTACTTGTTGGGGTTGTCGGAATCTCTAAAGTCGCGCACAGCTTGGAGGGATTTTTCGCTAACTCCTTTAATGCTATTCAAACCAAAGCGAATGTCCTCTCCTTCGATTGTGAAATCCATATTCGACTTAGCTAGGTCTGGAGGTAGGAGATCAATTTTAAAATGAGGCAGCTCTTGGCATACCTTATTTATTTCCTCATGCGGAGCGGGCTCATATTTCGTCATTCTCAACAAGGAAATGAAAAATTCTTGAGGATGATTAAACTTTAAATATGCAGTCCATGCAGCTAGGTTTGCATATGCCAAACTATGAGATTTATTAAAAGAATAGTTGGCACTATCTTCCGCGACTTTCCACAGAATGTCCCCCACCTCTTCTGGTAGGTTATTTTCTTTGATCTTGTCTTCGATTTTTGACTTCCACTCGGGCATCTTGTCAACTTTTTTCTTGCCCACAATGCGGCGAAGCTGCTCGGACTCATCCAATGTAAATCCTATCTTTACCGCCATCTTCATCAACTGCTCTTGATAGAGCGGGATGCCACCAGTATAAGAAAGAATATCATCGTAAAACTCGTGCTGACTTTGGAAGTTGCCAGTGCTAGAATAAGTCGCATACTGATCAAGGAATTCTAAAGCACCGGGCCGTGCAATAGCTACAACAGCACTTAATTCTTCAAGGTTTCTAGGCTTGATTTTCCGACACACATTAAAGTTGGTATGAGCCTCAATCTGAAAAAGTCCTTGAGGTTGGTTCAGTTTTCGGAAGTGCTTATAAATAGAAGGATCCTCGGGATCTATAGAGTGCATGTCGATACCCAATTGACTGCAAACGTCTTGAATTACAGTCAGCGTCCTCAAACCAAGGATGTCAAACTTAACCATAAGTTCTGCAACCCAATTCATATCATAGCCAGTCACTAATGCGCCATCATTGGTAAGTTGTATAGGGCATATGTCTTCAAGCTTTTGATATGAAATTGCGATTCCAGAAGGGTGAACTCCGGTGTTTTTATTTAATCCTTCTAGTTTTCTCGCAATCTTAAAAACATCTTTATTTGCATTAACCCACTCCTCAAACTCTGGACTTTCTTGGTACGCTTCTAAAAGAGGGGCGACCTTACCAAATTTCTTAGGGATCGTATCGCTAACTTGATTAACATCTACCTCACTGTAATTGCCCACGATCTTACCGCATTCCTTAATGCAGAGCTTTCCGCTTAAGGTATTGAGGGTTAGGATTTTAGCGGTACGGCCGGGATATTTATTTTCAATATACGAAATAACTTCTTGTCGTCGCTCGTAACTAATATCGTTATCCACATCTGCCAAGAGGCTACCATCAAGATAGGTTATTCCATCCTCGATGGTTTTTTTTGCACGGCTTTCACTAACAAACCTCTCAAAGAATAATTCATATTTGACTGGATCGACTTTAGTTACATCAATTAAATAAAGAACCAAAGAGCCAGCAGCAGACCCCCTTCCGGGGCCAGTAGGAATATCATTACGATGGCAAAAGTTCAGAATATCCCAGTTTAGCAAGATATAATCGGTGAATCCCAACCTCTCCAAGATTTCCAATTCCATCTTGGTTCGATCAAAATAGTCCTGCTTGTTGGGGAGCTTGTCTATCCCTTTCTCCTTTACACCCTTGAGGCACAGGCTCCTCAAAAAGTCATAATTAGAGATTTGGTTGGAAACAGAAAGCTCTTCATAATATTCCTGCTCGACATCAATCTCGGGAAGGCGAACTCCCGGCGGGGATACATTTTCATATACCTCAAAATTTTTTATAAAATCACTCATTAAGAATTTGGTGGTGGATCGGTATTTAGTTGATCATGAGGAACAAAATATGCAGGAGAGCCAGCATTGAAAAAGTCCTTCTTCCATTCTTCTCGTTTGGCATCTTCTGAATGTATGTAACCATTATAGTAAAATCTAAACTTCTTGTCAAGGCAATCTGTTAAGGCTCCCGACATTGATGCTACATATACATCATTATCGTCAGGTCTTACCTTAAGGTCGGTGCGACGAGACCATCTTACCTCTATATTGGTTCCGACATCAGCTTTATGAAAGTGGTTAATATGGCCACCCCAATAAAATCCAAATAATTTACAAAAAGCTAATTCAGCCAATGCTCCATGTTGATGATGAAGTAATAGCTCGTCTGGCATCTTCATCTCAGGAAACCTTGCGCGGCGCCCTTTTATGCAAGACTCTAAATGCCTTCGTGCCCCAACTTGGCAAGCATGGTCGCATTCAAAATAAGTTAAAAAAATCTCTGTAGCCATCTTTTATATTTCGATATTCCAGATTAGCTTTTTGAAAACTTCATAATTCTTTTCGATATCATAAAGTGCATCGTGAAGCTTTTTTGGATCAAACTTGATATCATACTGTTTACATAAATCTATTAGCCTATTACGGCCTTTGGCTTTACGAAGAGAAATCAAGCGGTATTGCCACTCAGTCAAATCATCGTCGCCTTGGAATGCTATATCGTTGTTGATGGCACGCGATAAGCACAGGGTATCTATCATCTTTGGCAAGTAGCTATAATCGGGTTTCTTATTCAAAAGACGGCGGCATAATCCATGCATGTAAACATCAAACCCTAAAATGTTATGACCGACTTTTAAATAATTATCGTCATATAAATACTTCTCAAAATGAGCTAGTGGTTCTGCGGGATCAACTGCATTCTTTTCGTACTTTGCTTGTGTCCAGCCTGTTACCTTAGCGGCCCCTTCAGAAACTTTAATATTTTCCCATTTAAGCCAGTAGTCAGCCTTATCGCTGATTTTGCCATCTTCAATAGTGATAAAAGCCAACTGCCATGGCTTGTTACGTAAAGAGCCTAAATTCAAACCACAAGTTTCAAAGTCAAAAAAGACATATTTTTGATCTTTATTAAATCTCAGTAAATTTTGCTTCATACTTCTAAATGCCCGACTTTGTTAAAGGAAGACAAGTCTCCCCCTCCAGCGTAACTAACTGCACTTTGGAGGTCTTGGGTTATTTCTTCAAATTTCTTTTCGTAGCTCATTCCATTGCTTTCCATTTTGTTAAGCTTGCCTTCAATGTGATTGCGGTGACCCTTGTTTTGAAAACTTGCTGAACCAAAGTATCCCTTACAAGCTATATTATCAACCATAATCACATCGGCGGGACTATCAATACAAGAAGCAAAAAGACCACCAGCCATAACCAAATCTGCTCCTGCAACTAATGCTTTTGCAATATCCCCATTACACGCCACTCCACCATCAGCAATCACGGGGATTCTTTTTCCTGCATCAAATTCTTCTTGGGAGGCATAGCATTGATGGCATTTCCTCACGCAAGTAAACATTGGTACTGTAAAGCCCGTCTTGTCCTTGGTTGTGCACGGAGAGCCTTGGCCGATCCCTAATTTAACTATGTCTGCACCCCACTTATTCAAAGCCACAACAGCATCTCTGGTCGCCACATTACCAGCAATGACGCATACTGAATCGCCAAGCTTCTCACGAATAAACCGAAGCATGTCGCACATTGATCTGGAATATCCATGAGCTATATCCACAGTAATAAAATCTACTCTATATTTTAATTCAGCAATTGCTTCGATGATTTTTTCATCATGCTCTTTTACCCCCACACTGATGGAAATATTCTTCCATGACTGCTCATTGCACCTCCTAACGAACTCAACAATGTCGATATCGAACCTGTGCATTATATAAAACAAGTCGTTATCCGACATCCACTTAGCCAACTGTTTATTGATGACGGATTTCATGTTGGCGGGAATGATGGGAAGCCTGAACTTTTTCCCAGCAATTTCAACCGACACGTCACAGTCGGAGCGAGTCGTACATTCGCTATAGTTGGGAACTAATACAATGTCTGAATATTTAAGAGCTTTCATGTTCTAGGTAGCTTTCAAAACAAAACTCAGGACTGCCGCAATGATCAAGATTGGGCATGTCTAAGGTTTTGGGTTTAGATGAGAATCCTCTACTGCAAATACATTTGTAGGTTTGATAAGCCTCAAAATCTTCTCGATTCTCGTAATAAATACTTTTTACTTGTTGGATTGGGTGCTGATCACCACAATAATTTCTTACTGCAGCTTCAATCACAGAGTCAAACGGCAAGCCATTGTTTTCAATAAAAAAGATGGGATCATAGAAGGAATGATCCAAGAGGCATGGTTCCCGATAAGAAAGGCAGTTATGGAACAAAAAAGAATCATAAAACGGGATGCAAACCTCAAGATCTTTTTTATTAAATAATTTTTTAAAGTTGCTAGGGTCAATAGCCCCTTTACCAAGGGTTTGGGATAGGGTATATATTTTATTGAGTCTTTGACATCCTTTGGTGTTTTT